CCGTCATAGGCCCATGCGGGATAGTACCATGAGTCGGGCGGCACGCTGATGCGAAATTCGTACCTGTCCACGTCATCCACCCGGCCTGGATGCGCCGTCACCGATTCGATCCATCCTCGCCGCCAGGGCGTGCCGTCGTCATCGCGTTCGCGCGTCTCCACGATATCCCCGGGTGCGAGGTCGATGCAGCCCAGGAATCCGTTGAGCGCGACCTCGTCGACTCCGTAGCGGAAACGATAGAGCCTGTATGAGATGACGGCCTTCGCCGGGGCCGCCTTCCCGTATGCCCAGCAGTTGAACTCCTCGCTGATAATGCCGGCGACCCGGATCGCGTCGTCGGACCCCGCTTCGCCATCCGCGCGGCGCGTCACTTTCTGGGGTTCGTTCTGATAGTCATAAAAAGTTCCGACGATCTGGTTTATTACAGCCTGGATCCCCGCCTGGCTGATCCCAAACGTATCCCGCTGCCGCAGCGCGGCCGAGAATGATTTCGCCGGCGTCGCGGCATCGATGTCATTGCGCAGACAGACCAGGCGCAATTTCCCCTGCGTCCAGTCTATCGCGCAGAAGAGCTGATCGGCCAGGTCGCGGAGCATATCGCCGGCGCGGCCGGAGGACCGCTGGAGCGCGAAACAGGCGCGATAATTCGGGCGCGCGGTTACCGCCTGGGCGATGCTCCATTCGTCGATTTCTCCCGGCGTCGTAAATCCATACACCATGGCCATGTGCCGCAGGACCCGGGCCGGATGCTCGATGACCACGGGCGGGTTGTATTCAGACGGTCCCCAGACCTCCGCCTGAATCGCCTTATCAATCGTCCTGTGGCGCATGAGCATGGGTATCGAGATCGTTATCCCTTCGCTGAGTCCGGCGATGGCGGGAATGCTGATGGTGCCATAGGAAAGAACTTCGAGATAACTGATCTGATCGGGCGGCAGGTGGAACGTCACCGTCGTGCAGTTGCGCCCGATGAGAGACGCGAACTGGGGATCGTTGTGGTTGGCAAAGTAGCAGCCTTCGGGGAGGCGCTGAATCTCTCCATCCTCGCTGCGGCAATAAACGCTCTGGATGGATGTCGAGGGCCTATCGTTCACGACAAAGACGGCGTCATACATATTGCCCGTCCCGAGGTTCCGGCCGGCGTATCGCACTACGGTTCCCCTGCTCCAGAACCCCCGAGCCGTAGCGATGTAGTACTCATGCGAGACGCCTCCCGTAGGCGCGTAGTGCGCGAAACCGATCCCCTGCATGTCCGTCTCGTAAACGGCCCAAGGCGCGGACGCCGAGAACCAGCAGGCTATTGTGGCGGTAGACACTCCCTCCTCGCGGCGGTACGTCGAGATCGTGCGGTACTGCCAGGGCCCGACGTATGCCCCTCCCGATTTCACCCGCATCTTAATGACGTAGCCTTTCCAGAAGTCGGTCGGTTCCGTCGTATCAAGCGTGAGGGTCCGCCCAAAACCATCGTCGACGAACGAGAGCGTCCCCGAGCGAATCGGCACGCCCCGTTGGGTGATCGTAAAGCGCCGCGTCGTTCCGAAATATCCCCGCACCAGTTCGCGGCCGACCCAAACATCGATTGTGTTGCCTGCATCGGACGCAGGGAAAAGCGTGGGGTCCTCGACGACGAACGACTCATCGTAAAACTTCATCGCTCGGCGCAGCGCCGTCACGGGGCCGCCGCCCTTTACCCAGACCGCCGGCGCCCCGCGTTTCTTCCCATACACGATGGGGAGCGCCTGGCCGATGGCCTCGGGCGACGCCGTCGGGAACTGGACATCCGTCACCATGAGGCTGCCGGGCGTCCGCACTTTGAAGGAATAGTCGATGCAGCAAATCGAGATCGACGCATCAGCCTCGCTCCACGAGGATCGTTCCTCCGAGACGCCTTTCCAGTCGACTATCCAGTTAGCCTGCGTGAAGTCGGGCCAGAGGCGATAGAGGGTCACGGGAAAACCAGCGGCGCCGGCGGCCTGGATGTGCGCGAGGATGGTCCTGTCCGTGTCCCAGAGGGTGAACGAATACCCGCCGGCTGACGAAAGTGAGCTCGTGGCGCTGCCCCACTCCTTGATTCGGGCGAGCATTGTAACGCCGTCGATTACGCGGTCCGCATCCGAATACCAGAGAGTCCCGAGCGCGCCGCCCCAGTCGATCTTGATCGCGTTGAGGGCGGTGGATGCTTGCAGTTCGGCTTGATAACGGGCAAGGTAGAAATTGCCTCCCGGTTGTGCTGTACGGCTGCCGGCCATCAGTTGAAGTCCCCAGGTACGCGGACTTCGAGTTCCACGGTCCAGCGCTGCGAGGCGGTTTTCTTGAACTCCGGCCTGATCGTCAACAGGCGGCAGCCGGTGTGCGAGACGTCCTGGTGGTCGACCCAGGTAAATATCTCTCTTGCACCGTGGAGACGGTTTATGAGGAAGCTTTCAAACGCGGCCTTCTGCGCGAGGCTCAGTTCGAGCGTAAACCGGACCGTGCGCGTGGCGACGTTCTTATCGTATACCATGTCGGCGCCGCCGGCCGCCTGGCCGATCGCCTGGAAGAGCTCGCGGGAAACCGTGTACTCCGGGGCCGGCGCGGGCAACGTCAGGCTGTAGTATGGAGACGGCGTGAACCACCACATTGTGCTCTTGAGGGCCATTTAGGCGACCCCTCCAGTTTCCCCATTGAGTAGCATATGGCGCCTGACGGCCGTCACGATTTTCTTGACCATCGCGTCGTCCAGGACGCCGGCGATCTCGATCCTGACTTCATTATTGTTTGTGACCGACACTTCCGCCGGTGGCGGCGGCGCCGGCGGGGCTGGCGGCCTAGGGCCCGATGGTTTTGGGGTGCCCAGAGGAGAAACCGGTGGCACCTGCAATCCCTTTCTCGCCTCCTCGAGCGCAAATAACCAGATAAATGGATTCCACCCAGTCGGCTTCTCTTGGGGGAAAGCCTTCTCACCCACGCCTGCCGCCGCCCGTGGCAGTTTCATCCCCATCTCCCTGGTGCCGGCCCATGCCCCGCTCTTCATCCCCTCCCAGATGGCCGTGCCAAGTTTTCTCCCGATGTCCTCCAGATACGGCAACGCAACTTCGTGCATCCATTTCCATGCCACCGCCCATGCGGCCTTCAGATAATTGATGAGCAGGTCAATCTCCGGCCCGTAAATCTCCTTGCCCGCCAGAAAGATCGCCGCAAATATATTCTCGCCGGCAGTCTGCAGTTCCTTGACCTTATCGACGAAAACGCCTATCTTGCCGATAATGTGCGCGTCAATCCATTCCCATATTGTTTTGAGTTTCTGATACTTATCCTCGACCCACGGCCAGACGATATCAGCGAAAAACGGCCAGACCGTATCGCGCACCCAGGCGTAAGCATCCTTCGCATACCCGACCACGTCGTCGATGAGCTGGCGGATTTTGCGGCCGAAGGCTTCCGCGCCGAGTTCGGCCGCCGCCTGACCCGGCGTTGCTTTCGGGCTGACGTATGCGCCGGTGAGTTTTTCGCGGGCCTGGCGCAAGGCCTCTTCCCTACCCAGTGGCGCGCGGCCGCGTCCGAGGCGCATGGCCTCTTCACGGATGGCGCGCTCGAGCTTCTGCTGCCGGTCTTTCTCCTCCCACGCCGCCCGCCTCGCCTCATCGTACTGCTTTATGCTCCACCGCTCTCTCCTGGCCCGGGCCGCGAGGTCGACCGGGGCGGCGGGTTTCGCCGCCGGCGCCTCTGGCATGGCGAGGCCGAGGCCCTTGAGAAGGCCGCGAATGCGGAAGGTTATCTTGTCAAAAAAGTCCGCGACCCACTTCTCGATCTTGCGGATCAAGGGACTGACGACGCCCCAGATTATTTTTGCGACCTCGGCCACGACAGCGGCGATATCCCGGATGCGGTAGACGAGCTTCGGGATCGTGACGGTAAGCCACCTGCCTATCGTCGCGCCCAGGGCCGCGACGCGCGCCTTGTTGTCCGCCAACTGGCCCGCGACATAGTTGAAGAGCCGCGTCAGCGGGGTGAAGAGGGGCTTGCCCAACGTCTCCGCAAGGCCCTTCAGCACCATCTTCATCCTGTCCCACGCGTCGATGAAATCAGACGCGCGCGCGGTCTCCTGCGGCGTCCATGTAAGGCCGAATTTCTCCGCCTCTTTCCGCGCGTCGGCCAGGCCCGTCTTCATCCCCACTATGAGGGGCAACAGGGCCATTGCCGACCGGCCGAACACGTCGGCGGCCAGCCCGTTCCTGATCAGGGGGTTTTCGACCTTCGATATCGCCTCGGTCACCTCCATGAACATCTGCTCGGCGCTCTTCAACTGCCCATTCTGGTCGCGCAGCGAAACGCCCAGGGCATTGAAGGCATCAATGGCAGTCTGCAACCCCATCTCCGCATCCGCCATCGCGTTCGAGAGCCCGCGTATCGCGGTCTGCACGTCCCCGAGTTGCGCATCGTTCAGCTGGAGGGCCATGCGCATCTCCGACAGGAATTTGACCGACAAGCCCGTGCGCTTCGCCAGGTCGTCGATCTCGTCGCCGGCGATGCCGACTTTGAGCGCAAGGGCTACAAGCGCCACCCCCGCGGCAGCGGCCGCCCCGCCAATTGCAAGGAGCGCCTTGACCGCAAATCCGGCGATCCATTTGATGGAGTCGTAAATAACTCCGGCGAACCATTTGACCAGGTTCCAGATTTGAGTCACGAGCCATTTCACCGCTTCCCAGATTTTCGTCAGCAGCCAGGTGACCGCGGTCCAAACGGCCTTGACGACCGAGCCGACGATGTTCACGACTGTACCCACGACTTGAGCAATGGCCGTGATGCCGCCGGTTATGATGGATATGGCGCTGCCGATGATCGTGCCGGCCGTCGCCAGAATGCGAACACCCGTCGCAACGACGGTTCCGACCATGCCGATGATACCGGCCTTCATTCCGCCGAGCGCGCCGGCGTCGCCGGACTTGGCCGCGACCGCGCCAGTGAACTTGTCCACCTCTTTGATCGCGTTCTCGAAGCCCTTCTTGAGCTCCTTGAGTTGGACGATAAGCGATATTTCAAGCTGCTTATCCGCGTCGTTCGCCACAGTTATTCCTCCGGATACCGCCCACACGCCCGCTTGAAAGCCTCCCGGTTCTCCGCATCGAGCGCCGCCCGGGCCGCCTGCATCGCGACGTCAGGTTTGGCCTTCTCCCCTCGCCGTTCGAATGTCGCGATATTCGCGTCTACCGCGGCGGCCGTCTCCGAGCAGAAAAGATGGCCGACGAGGATGCTTGCTCCCAACTGCATCATTCTTCCCGCCATCGCCATCCGCGCGCACAAAGCCCCGATGGCCTCCGGGAGCGTCACGTTCCAGGCATCCCTCGGAAGCCACCCGAAGGTCGCCACCAGTTGTTCGACTATGGCTTCGAGATTTCCTGCGCCGGGGATGCTGGCTCTGCTTTCGCCTCCTTTGGCAGGAATGCGATCACCCGGCTGAGGTAGTTTTTTAACTGCGTCACCAGCTCCTTCGAAATGCCGCAGCCCTGAATCTCGCCCAAGACCTTCTCCGCGTCCTCGAGCGTCATCCAGTCCAGGACGTACTCCGGGAGAACGGCCAGGTCCCGCATGGCTGCGTCGTCGACCGGAGAGAGGAAGGCTCGAGCTATTGCGAGGTTGACAGCCGGCAGCTCCGGCAGCAGGGGAATGATCTCCGCGATCATCGAGCCGTCTACTTCCGCCGCTCCCCCCTCCCGCAGGCTCCCTATCGCGCCCCAAAGCCGCCGGCCGAGGTTGCCCATGGCATCCGACGGCAGGGACTTCAGCACCGCTGCCCATCCCAAGAGCCGCGGCTGCCGCACATCGTAGCGCTTGCCATTCGAGAGCGTGATCATCGAACCATTCTCCTTGCCTCACAAGTGCCGGGGACCTGCACGCCTCGCGCTTACGAGCGCGTCGGCGACGTTATCTTAAAGAGCATCATGCCGTCCGTCTGGGACGTGTCCTTGAAAACCTGGAACACCACGCTGACGAATCCGTGCGGCGCCTCCTTGCCCATGCGGATGCTCTTGTTGCCGCTGACCGCTACCTTCCAGAACTCGATGCACCGCGTCGGCGAGACTTCGTTGCGCAGCGCCCACGGGCGGATACGCATCGTGGTACAGACGCTGGTCTTCTGCGTCCCCGCCGAGTGGCCGACGCCCATGTACGTCGTGCCGTCGAGCCCGGCCGAGTACATGCGTTTGACCATGTCGTAGGTTATTTCCGGAATGGTGAGCGTGACCTGCGCGTTCTCGTCGGTGACGAACTCGTCTACCTTCCCGATGACGTCGAGCATCGTTGCGGCAACGTCCTCGGACGTCTCGACCGATACGTCGCCCTCGGAAAGGATCTTCAACGCCGTTTCCGGCGTTTCGTACCCCAGCTCGATGAGCACGGGGCCCTGACAAATCTTCGCTACTACGTCCAGCACGACCTGATCCATCTTACGCCTCCTCTATTGGTAGCGGGTAAAAGACCACGTTACAGAAAATATCACGCTCATCCGCGACGAGGTTTTCCGTCAGCATCATCACCTCCTCCGAATCCTCGACCTGTACTACCTCGAATTTGCCGGTCCCGATGACTGCGTTCGAGAGGACGGCCGTGATATCGGGCGTCGCGTTGCCGAGGGCCTCGAGGATGGCGGCCTCCATCTGGTCGAGGACATCGTCGTCGGGACTCCCCAGGCGGATCACGAGCATTCCGTTCCAGCCCACCTTGCCGGCAAAGGGATCGAGCGCGGGCTTTCGCGTGATGAAGTTCCAGACGAGACAGGGGAACCGGCTCGTCGACGTCGGCCGCTTGCAGTAGATATGGGTGCCGACGATGGCGGCCAATTCCTCGATAGAGGTAAGCCACGCCGTGAAGAGTTCCTTGAACGCCTTGACTTCTGCCTGCAGCGCCATCGATTACTCCGTGATCTCCTGGAGAAGCCCCTCTTCCAACTGCTTCCGTGCCGCCGGCCTGAAGTGCCGGATAAACGGCATTATCGACAGGCGGCTCATCCTGGCCGTCGTATATTTCCGCTTGGCCGCCCAGTCGGTGATCGGGGGGTCCCCTGGGCGCCAGTCCCGGACGCGGCCGCCGGCGATCCCCATCTGTTTCCCCTTGCGCGTCCACTTCGTTCCCATCTCGACGAAGACGCCGTAGAATTTCCCTCGGCTCTTCGTCGGCGAATAGATGATGCCCAGCACTTGCCCGGCCCTCGTGGCGACCACCGGCCGCAGCCCTTTGCGTAAGGATCCGCCAATATATTTGCGGCCCGCCACCATGCGCCTGCGGCGCAGTTTACCCAAACCGGCAAACGAGGCACCTATTGGAGCATATGTCTGCGCCTTGCCGTGCCAGGTCCCTACCGCCTTGCCCATGCGGTTTATAACAATTCGCTCTGCCTTGAGACCGCGGCTGCCCAAGTACTTGTCCAGCTTCTTGGCATTGGGCTCGAACGTGATGCCCTCAGAGCGCATCTGCGGTAGCCTCCATCTGAGCGATGAGATACCTGTCCGTCCCGCCGGCGTTGCGCACGTTCCGGACGTAGTATTGTTGCCCCTCGAATTCCACCAAGTCCGGTTCTTCCCCCGCTTTCTGCGGCCGCACGTCCTCGCTCGGGTCAATCCATGCTATCGCGTCACACTGGAATGCGCGACCGAATTTACTCTCGACGATGTCCCCGCCCTTGGGAAACCAGAGGCAGGAAACTTCGCGTTGATACGTCCATGAGTTCAGGACCCGGCCCGACGCGGCCTTCGCGGCTGAGTTCCTGTAGAGTTTTATGAGGTGGACGAATTGGCGGTTCGGGAGTCTGGCGATCATGCCCGTGATCGTCAATGTTACGAGACGGGCATTTGTCTGGCCCCCCGCATCGGTAACGGTGGCCACGAGGGAGAAAGCCCCAGGCATCCCAGGCGTGCCCGTCACTGCGCCCGTGGGCGCCAACGTTAGGCCTGGGGGCAAAGAACCGCTGATAAGGTGCCAAGTATATGGCGGAACGCCCCCGGTGGCCGCCAGGGCGGCGGAGTAGGCCACCTCGTAGATGCCGGCGGGAAGGCTGGCCGTGGTGATGGCGAGGGGCGGGATGTAGGTATCGGGGCACTCATGCGTGCCGGTGAACTGCGCGTCCGGGTCGCCGTATTTGGTGTCCAGGACGGCGGCCGCGACGGGGCAATCCGTTCGCGTTCCTTGCGCCTGGTCAACGGGCTCATCAAGGGCGACCTTGCCCGGCGCGGGCACGTGGATGAGGCCGGTTCCGCCAGTCCCCGGATTTAACGTGCCGAAACGCACGTCGGCATCGGCGACCGGGTCGGGGATGGCCTCGCACTCGTGCGTGCCCACAACCTCCGTGCCGTTGGAGCCTATGCCGACATCGAGCAGAAGGTTCTCCGCCGCCGTAAGCGTGATGTTGCCGATGACCTCTGTTCCATTCGCGCCTATGCCCACGTCGCGCCGGAGATTGTCCGCCGTCGTCAGGGCGAGGTTGCCCTCGAATTCCAGCCCCCGCCCGAAGACCACCGTTTTGCGCACGTCGCCCTCGGAGGGGTCGTTGAGGTTTTCGCACTCGTGCGTGCCTTCGAGGTCAAGCCCAAAAAGTGTCGGCTTTACGACCTTATCGGTTTCCGGCAGCCAGGTCGGCTTGTAGTCGGCAGGATCAAACTCGTCGTCGATGAGGATGTCGTCGATGCGCATGACGTGATTCGTGGGGTATACGCTCGTCGATGCTATCACCCCGACGTTGAACGAACCAGGGATGTTGTCACCATACCTCAGGTCGCAATCGACAACCTCCGTGTACCGCACGTCGTTTATCTCAAACACCGCCCAACTGTCTGTTCCACCCTCGCCGATGAAGTAGATGATGGAAAACTTGTACCATACGTCGAAATCCAATAGCGGCGGCGTGGCGACCTGCCGCACAAGCCCTCCCTGCGGAAACTCGATTCTCGCCCTGCATTGGGTCATCAGGTATCCGAGGCCCGTGCTCACGAGCCGAAAGCGGTCTGTCTCCGCAACTGCATCGGGACTGCCGAAAAAACGCAGGTCGGCGGAGACGTGGCCGGTCCACTCGCAATACAGAGTGATTCGCCCAAGACCGGTTGCGGGTGGCGGCGTGGCCCCAAACAAATATTTATTGGCGTAGCACGACCCCGTGCCTGACGATATCCGCGCCCGCCAACAATTGCCCGAACGCCCTCCACCAACGAGTTCAAAGAACCCGTTGCCATCCGTATAAACGTAGTCGAGGTCGGGCCACGCGATTGTCTCGCAACCGGTCGAGAAGTAGACAGCCATCAGACTTTCACCCCTCCATCGTCCAGCCTCGTAACCCGTAGCCCAGCGTCATAGACTTGTGCCGCAAGAGTCGCATCCTCAGAGGACAAGCCCGCAATGCTAACGCTGACCTCTTCGCCCTCGACCTCAAAAATCAAGGCATCGGCGGAGACTGAAATCAACTTCGCCATCATACTTCCTCCGCCCGCCGCAGAACCGTCACTATCGCCTCGGCATTGCTCATTACCGCCCCGCCTCCAGCCGCTTCAAAACCGCCAGCACCTCCCGCACGTCCTCTTCTTCCCTTCTATTTCCTCACGCTCAGATAGACTCCGACCGCAAATGTAATGGCCGACCCGATCCAAATCAGAATCGCCCACCCTCCGCGTATCATCCCGCGCGTCTCGACTTTGCACGCCTCCAGCTCGCCGATACGGCCCTCCGCCGCCTCCATCCGCGCGTCATGCCGCATGCGGCAGGCCTCCTGCTGAAGTGCTACCTGCCCGGGTATCGCTTCGACCTTGTGGAAAAGGGCCTTGACCTGGCCGGACAACATCTCCTGTCCGTTCTCGAGTCGGCCCAAGACTCTCTGGATATCCCCCTGTTCCGCCGGCGTCATGGCGCCCCCTTCATTACCAGCCTCGGTTTCGATAGGCCCGGTTCAAAATGTCCTTTGTCTCCTCGGCCAGGCCGTTTACGTCGTCGCGGAAAGTCTTGCTCCATCCCTCGGTCGACTGCGACTTCAGAATATCGTCGCCCTGGCGCTGCGCCGCCTGCATGTTCCGGCGGCGGGATACCTCGTTTATTTCGCACATGAGAAGCGTGGCGGGCATGGTGGCAAATCCCACCTGCCCAATGATCTCGATGTTGCGCAGGCCCGGCTCCCAGACATTGTCCAGGCGCCGAAGCAGCATGCCGCTGCCGTCGAGCGCATAGGTCGTCGCGGACACAAGCGAACCCGCGGCAAAGACGCGGCTGCTGTCCTGCTTCACCGACGCGATACTCGCGAAGGGTTCGGGCAACTGGATCAGGTCGTTGAGCGAGGTCGATCCGTCCAGAGCCAGGGCAACCCGCGGTGGCTGATCTCCGAGGCCGATATGGCCTCCGTCGGCGTAGAACGTCCTGGCCGCGGCCTTGAGGCGCCGTTTGCAGTGCTCCTCCATAAGACTCTGCACCATGTCCGCGATTGCCTGGATTGCGGCATCCTCGCTTGACGTCAGGCCAAGGTATGTACGGATTGTCGCTACCGCCGCGTGCAGCATTATGTCCACTTCCTTTCGGCGAGCAGCATGCCCTTGGGCCGCCTGTCGCCTTCCGTCGCCCGCGTGGGAAAATACGTGATATGCCATCCGGCATCCTGTAGCACCGCGAACACCGGCCGCATGTTGTCTCCGGCCATGTCGTGGAAAAGGAGTCTATCGGTCGAGCCTTTGCAGGCGCCGTAGTCCGCCATCACCCCGCCGAGAGAATGGTCGCCGTCGATGAAGATGAGGTCGAGCGGGGCGATCTTCGCCAGCAAGGGCCTGAGCGCGTCCTTTGAACTACCCTCCACGAGCGTTATCGCCTCCGCGAATCCCGCCTGGGCGAAGGCCGCCAGCGCCGTCGCCCGATGCTCCACCGGCGAGGCGCCCTGGCTGTAGTCGTCCACCGTCCACACCCGAGCCGCGTCGCCGTTGTCCGCTATCGCCTGCGCGAACGTCAGCGCGCTGACGCCCCGGTGCGTCCCGATTTCGAGTACCGTCTTGGCTTGGAATGCCCTCGCGAGCGCGTACATCAGCGCGTAGCACTGGCGCGAGGAGCCCAAGTTGGGGTCTTTCAGGAGTTCCGTTATCGTATCGTTGATGATCACTTGCTACGCCTTCACGAAGTTGTAGAGTTTCTGTACGAACACCTCGCCGGAGAAATCCCGCAGCGCGCGCTCCCGGCCGGCCGCGGCGATATGCGCCCGCGCCGTCTCGTGCGCCAGGTAGAACCGCGCCTTGCTTTCGAATTCCTCAAGCGTCGCCCACGTGGCGATCTCGATGTCGGGCGCGAACGTATCCTCGATGCCGGCGACGCGGTCGCAGAGCATGAACCCGCCCGACCCCATGATCTCCATGACCCGCTGATTGAGATATCCGACGCCGTCCGGCCGCACATGGGAATTAATGCAGATCTTCGCCGAGGCGTAGGTCGACGGCAGCGCCTCGTATGAATGCCAACCGCGGTAGTGGGGCGCGAGAAGCGGCGAACCCTGTTCGCCTAACCATCCGCTCCGCCCGTCTTTCTGGCCGTACAGCGTCAAGCTCCCGATCTTTGCGGCGGAGAGCGCCAGGTCCCGGCGGTCGACGAGGATCGCCGGATACCTCTCGCGCGAGTAGCAATTCGATGCGGCGAACATCAGGTCCGCGGCGTCCTCCTGGCGGATCGGAGCGTGGCCGTGAAGTTCGCTGTCGCACGGGGGATAGATGCACGCGGCCTTGATGCCAAGCGCCTCGTATCGAGGTAACACATCGCGCGAGCACGTGACGGCCAACTCAAAGCCGTCATATGAACGGCCGCCGGAATCGTAATAGTACGGATCGTCGATGGTCCAGTAGACGGTCCTCGTCTTCGGGTCCAGCGCGCGCAGGCGCCTTATGGCCTCCTCGTTGACATCGTTCTTCGGATTCCACCAGAGGAGGCATTCGAAAAACCCGGGCGTGATCCCCATTATCCTCGCCACCTCGGCGGCGTTACCCTCGACATTCGTCTCGCGCGTCCAGCGGCCTGCCGTCGGGACATACGTCACGTGATGGCCGGATCGCTCCATTGCCCGCACCACCACGCCAAGCGTGTCCGCCGCGTTATTGCCCCCAACGACCAGGAAATTCATGCCATCCCTCTTTCCGTAATGCGCCTCAGCCGCGCGCGCGCCTCAAGGGCGTGCACTTCCACGGTAGCCTTCAGCCACGCCCGCTGCTCGCGCGCGCATTCGCCGGCGGCCTCGGGATCGTTCACGAGGACGCGCAGTGCGGCCGCGACTTCCTCCACGTCGCCCGGATCGGCGACCAACCCGTGACGCGCCTCGCGGGCGACGGCGGGGACGCCGGCCCATCCGAGGACGGGCGTCTCCTGGGAGATGCAGTCGGCGGCCGAGTAGCAGAACGTCTCCGCGATGCTGATGGCCAAGGCAGCCGATGAGCTTGCCGCCATCTCCAGGACGTCATCGCAGTTGCGTATCGGCACCACGCGCAGCGCCAATCCGATGTGCCTGGCGAACGCCACGGCCTCCTTGTGACGCGTGATCCATTCCCCCACGTTGGCCTCGCACCCGGCCGCGCGTGTGGCTGCCAGCGCCACGTAGATATTCTTCCTCGGGCCATAGGGGCCGGGAATGTAGACGGTCTTCGGCTCCCTGCGCAGGCCAAGCGCCGCGGGGACCGCGTAGCAGAGTGGCAACCACTCGACGTTAGCGTACCCGAGCGACTGTAGGAATTCCGCATCGTGCCGACAGGAGGTAAGGAAATAGGCGCCCGGCCTTTTGCCAAGCGCGTCAAAGGCGTCCACGAACGCTTCCATTTCATGGCGACTCGTATCCATCTGGGCCATGTGGCTGCACCAGTAAAGCCCGACGCGAGCTTGGGATCGCTCTAAGATCGTTGCGTATGCCGCGTTGAATCCTCCCGGCAGGATCGTCAGCGCGGCGCCGTCGATCTGTTCCTGGCGGGGAATGCCCTCGACCTCGCGCACGCCGAGGGCTCGCGCGAGTTCCGTAGCGGCCCGCCCTATCCCCGGAGCGTTGACCCGGGCGATCAGCACCTCGGACAGGTTGCGATGTCGCTCGAAGAGCGCCACGGCCTTCGGTGTATCGTCGTGGCAAAAGGATGCGTCCGTCTCGATATCCATCGCCAACGCGGTGTCCAGTGCCGCGAGGCATTCGGGCAGCGAGGGATGGCGCGGGATAATTACGCCGCCAGGCTTGCCCGCGTTCACGATATTCGGCAGGTTGCCAGCATCCGTGGCGATAATCGGAATGCCATTAGCGCGCGCCTCCGCGGCGCACCGCGAGAACGTCTCCGCCGTCTGCGTGCCGATGAAGACGGCGCGGGCCTCGGCATAGACCTCCCGGATATCGCCTATCCAGCCACGCTCCAGCACGAGATTCGGGATTCCCTCGTATGCGTCGAGCGAGGCGATGCCCCCTCTGCAGTGTATGATGTCTCCGCCGACGATCTTGAACTCCAAGTCCGGCCTGGCCCTGGCCATCGCGGCAAACATATCCGCCCCCTTTAACTGCTGCCCCGACATGCATGTCACGAAGCGGCGCTCGCGGACGGGAACGGCATCCTTCACTATCACCGCGTCAGGGTCGATTGGCGGATTCATAATAGTTGGCTTTATCCCGGTGATCGTCTCCACCCAGCGCGCGGTCACCTCGCTATTGGCGATGACGGCAACGGCCGTCTTGAATCGCTTGACCCCCTCGTGGTCGACGAACGGCAGGATATCCTCGGGCTTGCCGTTGATCGCCTCCCAGATGCCGTCCCTGTGGATGTTCACGAGCGGGCGCCAGAACTGGATGTTGCCGATGATGGGCAGGCGCGCCGCCTCCGTGGCCGCGGTGGCCGCGTCCCAGACATGCACCTCGCCCTCTATCACCGCGAGGTCCGCCCGCGCCTCATTGAGATATTCGGTTATGGACTTGGCGTCCGCCTTCTTGCAACAGGCGAACGAGAGCCAATCGAGGTCCTTGTGCACCGTGGATACCTCGCGCTCACAGATGACCGTCACGCGCCAGCCGGCGTCATACGCCGCGCGCAGGGCCCGGATCACGCTCAACTGGCCCCCGCCGTTCCCGATGCCGAACAGAGCCGTGATATACACCAGGTGTGGCCTGTAGCGGCCGCACGTATCGGGCGGGGGACACGTCGGCTCGCGCGGGGCAAGCCGCCGCGTCTCATCCGCCACGCTCGACGGCGCAATCGCACGGAACGGCAGGGCCTGTCCCGGCATCTGGTTCACGAGACTCGCGGCCTGCATATCCTGCTCTATGCGCCGCTTCCCGCTGATGCCGTTCCCGGCAATGACCGTCACCAGAGGCTCGGCGATGCGCACGATGTGGCGCGGCGATCCATCCAGCAGCGCCTCCAGACGCAGCATCAGGGCGAAATCCCCCGCCGGGTCCACGTCGAGCGGATACCCTCCAACCGCGTCGTATGCCCACTTGCGATAAGCCCTCATGCCAAGGGCGAGATTCCCGGCGTGGAAGCCGCCCGGTTCATAGTTGCGTTTCGGCAGGGTCGTCCAGCACGATCCGTCGGCCGCGCGAAGATGGATATCACAGTAAGCGAGCACTACCTGCGCGTCGGTAAATGCCTCGCGGATTTTCGATAAGAGGTTCGGCTCGGCCAGGTCGTGATCATCTATCTCGCAGATAACCGCGTCGCAGGGCACAAAAGCGTTCCCGACGCGGCGCGCCCGGTAGACGCCGACATTCTCGGCCAGCCTGATTACAGTCACCTTGGGATCCGTCTGCAGCATGGTCGGCTCGCCGCCGTCCACAACGACGACGATATTGTCGCCCTCCTCGAGCTGGGGGAGGAGGCGCTCGACCTGGTCGGCGATATCCGCCGGCCTGTCGCGGGTCGCTATTACCGGCCAGACTGCGACTACATTTTCACGAGAAGCCATTTATTGAGCCCGCCAGGTAGATTGTTGGTGGAGACTCGCCGCGGAGGTATCCTTTCCGCGCTGCCAACGCTTATCAGCGTCTCTGCTGCCGCGTCCGGGATATCGACTTCCATCCCTTCCGCGTACCGCTGCCCTTGGTATTTTTCCTGCCTGAGTATTCTGATCCACATGGCCTCGCCCTCCGCGATTCCTGTATCAAAGCCCCCGCGGGTAATACGGCCCGCGGGGGCCCATTCTCCGCTTTGTTGCGTTGGCGTCTTAGGCGATGGCGTATGCGACCGAGGTGTAGATGTTGAACGCCAACGGGTTGATTACCTGCCCGTCGTAGGAGTCCTGGACCGAGACGTCGATGGCGCGCGAGGACGCATCCTGCGTGACCATCATGTCCATGTCCTCGCGGTAGTAGATCGCGTACTCCTTGAACTGCCCGACGAGCAGCGTGTCGTTCGTCATGCTCCCGCACTCGACGAAGATCGGCAGCACCGCGTTGAGCGCCTGGGCGTTGACGAAGTTCTTCGCCAGGTCGTACACGATGGCCTTGAGGACCTTGCCATTCGTGATGGCGTGCAGCGACCCCATGTCCCTGTATGCCGTGGGGATCCCGAAGGAGAGCGCGAGCACGTCCTTCAGTACCACGTTGGCCGACAGGCCCGTCGAGGGTACGCCGACCGTGCCAATGATGCCCGGTACCTGCGAGGACGTATGCCCCGCGCCCCGGAGGATCATGTAATCCCTCTTGATCACGAACTGCTGCTTGATCATGGCGATCAGCTTCGTGTATGCCGCGATGGGGTCGTTCGCCACGAACGACCGCTTGAACGGCACGTACGCATCCGTGTCCTGGAGCACGAACGTCTTTGTGCTCGTTGTCACGGCCGTCTCGCCGAGCTTGTCCGAACGCGTCGCGGAACTCGACTTCGCGTCCGTCCCCACGTTGACGTCTCCGACGACGACGAACGGGGCCTCGACCGTCCTGCCCGACGTCGCATTGACGTCGCACAGGCTCCAGATCTTCGACCGCTCGGCGGCGGCCGCGTAGATTTCGAGGCGCTGGTCGGCGGGGATGAGGCTGCCGCCGCTGGACCCGACCGTGTCCGTCAGCGCCTGTTTGACGATGGGGCTCGTGGGCGCCTCGCCCAGGAGTTTGAACCGGAAGTACTCGACCCTCTCTGCGAGCGTGAGCTTCTGGATGCCCCTCTTCTCAAGGGCCTGGCTTACGAGTTCCTCGCCGACGACCTTCCGCCGATTCTCGTCAAGCGTCATCTGCTCGATGACCATCTTCGCCGCCTGCTCGCCGATGGCCTTTTCGAGCGCCTCTTTGACCAGTGCGGGGTCGACGCCCTTGAGCTTCGCTACGAGCACGTCGACCTTGTCCAACCTCTTGTCTGTTTCGGCTGCCACGGTGTATCCTCCTATCCGATCGATTTAATGAGCGCATCGACCCGCTCTTCGACGAGCGCCTTGACGTCGGCGGGATGTTCCGCGAAGAATGCGGCGATTATCTCCTCGGGGCTCTTGGCGGCGGTGTCGGCTGACGTGGCCAATGCCGCGCCCGGAGTTGCGGGGGCGGCCTGGTCGCCGTCTCCGGCCTTGCGGCCGTCCTCGAGGACCTTTATCGCGGCAAACGCCGCGGAGATCATTTCCTTCAATTCGATGACTTGGGCGGCCAGCGCCTCGATGCTTGGCGGCAAACCCTTGCCGTCCGCCTGCTGCGCCCCGGGTATCAGGATAAGACCCTGTTCCTGGAGCGCTGCCAGTTCCTCCGCCGGAAGACTCTGCTGGAACTCCGGCGGCTTTTTGTCGAACTGCTTGTAGTGCTTGGCCAAGTGGCCGTATCCCTTTTTCATCTCGGCGTCGGGCACGTCCTTGACGCCGCCGCGGGCTCCCATGAGGACGCCCATTGCGGACGCCACGCCCTTCCAGTTGACCTTGCCGGCGGTGTTGTGGTGCGGCATTTTGTAGCCGCCCTTCTTATCGAGCTCGCCCTTATCCTCGAAGAGGCACATCGTCTTGAGCTGGTCGACTGAGGCGGCCGCTACCATCTCCGGCCCCGACCAGTCTGCATTCTCGGCCATCATGGGCATGTCGCCATGCCGCGAGTACGGAATCGCCACCCATCCGGCGGCCGCCTGAGACTCACCCTCCTCAGGTTCCTCGCTGGCCACCGCGCCGCCGCCGTCGCCGCCAGTGGCGTCCGGGACCGCAGAGGCGGCGTCAGGTACGGCCAAAGCGTCCAGGACGGCCCCTGGGCCATCCACGGCCGCCGGCGGCGCACCCCCAGCGCCCCCGAGCGATAGCGTGCAAAGAACTCCCGTCGCGTCCTGCCGGATATCCCATGTCCCGGCGTGCGCGAATTCCTCGCCGGCGCCGGCGGACTGGTCCTTCTTTGGCACCGGCAGGGAGGCAAGCGCGTTCTCGTCTGCCCCCTGCGTGCAGAGCGATATCTCCAGCAGGCGCGATTTCGTCACCCGCCAGCCGATGACTATCTGCCGCCCCTCGCCGTCGGGAGGCGAATAGACTTTGTCGTACTCGATGATGTAGAAACAGATGGAGATTGCCTTAAGCTGGCCGCGCTCCACCTGATCGCGGAGGTCCTGGAAATAGGGCGTCTTGAATTGCGGCATCTCGGCGGTGCCCTCAATCACGGCATCGTTGATCACCAGCCGGGTCACCCGGCCTATGGGTATCTCGTCGAGGTTGTGCGACCAGACCAGCGTCGGATTCTTGAGGAACCTCGAGACGTCGAGGCCCGCGGGCTCGAAGAACATCCCCGCGTCGTTGATCTCTTCGTTCTTCGTCACCGCGACGAAAGGGAACTCCAGATATTCCTCGCCGTTGCGCATGATCTTGCGCGGCTCGGAGAGCGTGGCGGCGAGCTTGACGCGGTTATCCTGCATCAGGGGCGGCGTGAAGGGCTTTGGCATTGCTGTAGCCTCCTATTCCTATGCGCCTGGATCGCCAATGGCGATTGCGACGCAATGACAATTGCAGTTCTCCTCCGCGAGATCGCCTTCCCCTGGGTACTGCATGTTATCGCTACCGACCTGGAAGTTGCCCGCATTCGGAACCACCTGGCCGTCCGCGGCCATATGGCTGTCGCGCGAATTCACGAACGAGCATGCCCATTGCTTATACGCGATCTGGTAGGCGTCCCGGAAAGCCTGCTGCCCCATCGATGTTGCCTTCGTCGACTCGGTATCGGCGATCAGGGCGGAACGGGTATCGGCCATGCCTCCGGCCGTCTCCTGCACCTGCGCGGCGATCTCGCCGATCGTTTTGCCGCTCGCCAGGCCGTCGACAACGACTTGGCCGAGCTGCTCTTGGGTGGCCTGAGTCACCGTCTTCCAGTGCCGCTCATCGAGCAGCGAAAGGTACTTGGCCACTTCTGGTAGTTGCGCGCCCCAGACTACATCCCAGCCGCCCAGGGCCTTCTCGACGTCGCCGCCGAGTATGATCCCCTGGCCCATGAGCGACTTCACGTCCTTGGCGAGTTTGACCGCCGCGGCCCCGGCCTCGAGTTCCATGCCGACGCGCCGCAAGATTTCCTGCGCCTCCTCCTGGGTCATGTCGAACCGCGCGGACTGCTCGGCCTTCCCCACGACGGCCGCCGCCACGCTCTCGCCCACGCGGATGAAGTATCTCTTGAACCACTTCCGCACCTTGGGCCTGTACCCCGCTCGCGCGGAATGCACATGCACGAGAGCAACTCGCCGCGCCTTCTTGTCGTACCCGCCTGGCGTCAGCCTCGTCGGGGTCCCTGCGGAAAGCGCCTTCTGCTGGCCCTGGTCATTCTCTCCATCCGACTCGCCAGTCGAGTCCATCGCCTCTCCATCGGGAATGAATATGTTCAGCGGCATCACGTAGATGCCCGCGCCCCAGGGCTGCGGCGCCAAGCCCAGTTCCGCGCGGGCATCATTGGGGGTCATGATGTTGGCCGCCACCAGTTGGGACAACACAGTTGCCTGTGTTATCCGGTCCGCCGGCACGGGGCTCTTGAAACTGAGTCGCAAGTCGAGACCGAACTGGGGGATGATGATATGCTGCGTGATCCGGGCACAGATGATTTCAAGCAGCGGCTCCAGGAGCCACTTTGCCCAGACGTATTCCGAACCTTCCGCGTTCGCCCGGGTGACGTCCTTCGAGAGACCGATCAGCATCGACGGCGTCCGGAAACTCGACTGTATCCCGTCGCGGTGCGCATCGATAGCCGGGCCGTAGCCCATGTCGACGGGCGAGTGCGGGGGCCTGTCGATGAGGACGCGATCCTTCTGGAATACCGCGGGCGCCATCGCTCCTTCGGGCCCTCGATAGAGTTTCTTGATGACCGCCAGAAGCGCGTCCCGCTTGACTGGATCGTCCTCGTCCGCGTAAGCGATGATCCCGTCCATGCCGGGGGATTCAAAGTCGGCTAACTGCCGGCGCAGGATCATTTCCAAGAGCCTGATCGCGGGGCCGGCTGCGCTCATTGGTGGCGCCCCCAGGCCCGTCCCCCGCGGCGCCGGCACGCGCAGCGGCATAATTTCGTCGAGCCCATAGATCATCGGGGCGGCCTTGCTGATTGCCCGCCGGTATCCTGTCGTGCGGCCGTCCTTGATAACGGGCTCCATGCCCTGGGGCGCCAGCCGGTGAATCTCCCGGATTTCGCCTCCGTGGTTATCCTTGCCGCTCCGGGCGAAGAACCAGTAGACCACGGGGAAGAGGCTCATTTCGAGGGATGAGGCGTACAGAAGCTCGATTCCCGTCTCGTCCGGGTTGGGGCGATCCAGGAGATTCATGATTTCCGGCGACGGGACGGGCACCCATGCCTCGAGGCCTTTCTCGATGCGGCGCTGCTCAACCAAGAACTCAGTCCGGGCAATGCCGGACGCTATGGCGTGAGCGACGGCATAGACGTATCCGCGGAAGTGCCCTATCGTATCGGGGGCGTCGCTGGTGGCGATGTTGCCCCCGCCGGTGACGGCGCGGATTAGCGTGAGGAAGCTCTGGATGGCGGCGTCCCCACACCCCTGTCGCACAAGCGTCTTTCTCTTCGGCTCCTGGGGCGAGGCAAGTTTGCGAGATGTGCCTGCGGTGCGACCAATCTTCCCGGCCTTTATTGTCACTCGACAACCGCTCCGAGCCAGTTGCTGCCCGATGGCAGCATTGAATAGGCGATGCTTACGGCATCGACCTGGTCGTCATGAATATCTCCGTGCCCGGTGAAGCTGACGCATTCCGCGAGGAAGTCATGTACCCAATCTCCGCGAACGATCTTTATCTTTCCCGCCTCCGTCTTGGCGATCCAGGGCAGCGCTCGCGTTAACTTGTCCCCAGGTACTTTATACCCCTTTATGTGTCCGCTGACAAGACGTTGTAATTCCTGCACGAAGCCGGCCTGCGTCCCGTAGTCCTCCACGCCGATGCGCCCGTAGGGGTCCAGGGCGGCGGCTTGGATGATCATTTTACAGGCGTCGGGCCACTCCACGCGCCGGCGCACGAGGTCCCGGAGGTAGTATATTCCGTCCTTGGACCTGGCCATGCTGACGCCCACCGTGTAGTCGGCCGACGTCTTCGTCGAGACGGCCAGATCGTATGCCCGCACCCACGACAGGCCTTCCGGGGCGCGCTCCACGATCTCGAACCAGATATCCTTGATATGCGTGCCGCCGGCGGGAATAGGTTCCTGCTGGTAGAGCGACAGCCACCCGTATTGGCCGAGGGCCTTCCGGCGCTGCTCGAGGCGGTCGGCCGGATATCGCGCCGGCCACAGGGCTTCGCCTGGCTGCCGCAGGTCGCCGGTCCAGCTGCCGGGTGCGCCGATCTCGTCGGCAATGGCGGGCAGCCGAATAGTTGTCCACTTCTCGCCGCCTTCCCTCTGCCGGGCCGCGAGGCGCCCGCAGAGGTCGTCCTCGTGCCAACGATGCATGATAATTACCACGCGGCCGCCAGGCTCGAGGCGGGACATGAGGTCATCCGTGAACCAGGTCCAGACCTTGTCGCGGAAGGTCGGCGACTCGGCTTGCTCTCGGGATTTGATCGGGTCGTCGACGATGCAGTGCGTCGCCCCGTAGCCGACGATGGAGCCTCCCACGCCGGCCGCTACGTAACTGCCCTTCCGACCGACGACGTCGAATTCAGCGGCGGTCCGCGTAACTGGCCCCTCGGCCTTTCGGCCGCTTGCCAAGCGCGTCGCGGGGAACGTATGGCAGTAAGTAGGCGTTTCCATGAGGCGTTGTGCGCGGCGGGAGTTCTTGCCGGCCAGGCGCGCGGTATGGGCCGTTGCGAGAATCTGCGCATCAGGCTCGCGGCCGAGTATCCACGCCGGCAGCCGTATCGACGCCCTCTCCGATTTACCATGCCGCGGCGGCATGTTGATTATCAGCCTGCCGTTCGGCGTCGTGGCCCATTCCTCGAGGGCGGCGTCGAGCGCGTCGAGATGCCAGTTGTCGATGTGCCCGGGGAGCGTCGACGTTACAAAGGGATGGAAATGCCGCCGAGAGAGTTCCCGCCGGGCGATCTCGCGCAGTGCGGCAACGCGGACGGGGTCAGTCGGCTGCGGGCCCACCCTCGCCCCCGTCGTCACGGCCAGCGGATTGGGCGGCGACCAGGCCGGCGCCGGCGAGGGCTAAGAGCTCCGCGTCCGACAACTTGGAGACGTCGATGTCGAGGCGCGCGCGCGTCTCGATCGGCTTGTCCCCGCCCGATAGCTCGATCTTCGTGGCCCGACAACGGGAGGCGTGCTGGAGCAGGGCGAACGCCGCGCTCTGCGCCACGCGCTTGATGGCGACGTCCGGGACGATCGTCCGAGGGTTGCCGTCGGCGTCCTGGACCGTGCGCGTCTGGCCCTCGCGCATGAGTTGCCGCGACGTGATAATGGCCTCGGCCTCGATCACGTCGAGGTTTTCGATCCGCGCCTTCTCGTAGATTTGAGCCCACAGTTGGGGATACTTTCGCGTGATAGCATGGCGCGCGGAGTCTTCATTCTTGTAACCGTACTGCTTGGCGATCCTATCCCAGGTCACGGCCTCGCAGCGTAGGAGCGCGACCTCCTTCATTCGTTTCATCAAGCGAGACTGGGGTTGCCACCCGGCCGCTTCCCCGGTTATCCTCTTTGTTTTTGCGGCGGAACTGTCGGTATCGTTGGTCATGCCCCGATTCTACCGCGACCTACCCGTCCGTGTCCAGAGCCGAGGACGAAGAAGAGGAAGACGAGTGCTATCACTTCGCCCCCGCGAGTACTTGCCCGGTCCTGATGGCCTTGGCCGCCTCGAGGCCGAGCCACATGGCATCGGCCTCATGCTCGTTTATGTCGATCTTCCCCGTCAGCATCTTAAGCGAGGCCGCGCGCGCCGCCTTCGAGATGGAGCGCGGGTTATACGGCGCCGGCTTCAGGTCCTCGATGTGAACCTTCCTCCACTGCAGCGCCCCATATATTTTCGACTTGGCGCTTTCGGGATTCCCTTCTGGCATACTTGCCTCGCTTTCCTATCTGGCGTTACGTTTTCTGCTTCCGCGATTCAAGATCTACCGACTGACATCCACGCGGCGCGTGACATCAGGGCGGGTCCCGTGTTTCGGCTCCGGAGATTTCGCCTTCTCCTCCTCGATCACTTCGCATTGCGGCTCGTCGATCGTGTATAGTTCGATCGGTTTGCCATCCTTGAGCTCCTGCGGCTGGATGGAAATGCGGACGCAGCCATGCAGCCATGTCGTGCGTGCCATGGCGATCCCCACGAGGCCCGTGATCTTGTCCTTGACCTTCGATCCCAGTTTTATCTCCACGTTATGTTCTCCTTTCTTCTGGGCCTATCCGGCCCTGTTTGCCTCCCTCACTTCCGCGGCGTCGCCTGCGCGGAGTAAAGCGTCACAGTGATCCCGAGGAATGTGTTTACCCCATCGATGTACCCCGTTACTCGCACCGCCTGTCCGACGCGCAGTGAGAGAGCGGCCTTGGCGTCCTTCGTGTCGAATTGGACTTTGTAGATCCAGTCCTCCGGATCCATCTTCAGCCGCACAGTGTAGGTGCCCGCCTTAAACCATGTCTCATCGACGTCCGCGATCCATGCGTCCCATCTTATCTCGGCTCCATGCAGTTGCCGACTTGTCTGCTCGATTTGGGCGGTCGTCATGCCCTTGACCCGGTCCTCGATTGCCTTGAACGCTATCCCATCGTTCGGATGGCGCTTCCTGGCCGCGTGCGCCCGGTCCATGCCAACGATGCAGAACCCTGCCAGCACGACAAGCGCCGTTAGAACCACAAATGCTTGTTTCATCTCCGCTCCTTTCAAAAAAAGTAGCCTATACTTTACTGCCCCCGATTCCTGATATTCTCCACGGCGGTTCTCTGCCCGGGGGTGCAGTGCTCGTTTTCCTCGATCCAGTCAGCGATGCCGCCGAGCGTATCCTCCGCCCAATCGTACTCGCCCGACTCGATCATGTCGTTGATATCAGCGAGAAGATCGCCCCACTTGCAGTCTTGGCACATCAGACCATCTCCTTCGGTGGCATCGGGATTGCCTCACCCTGTGGCCGCCACAGGTGAAGCGTGTAAGGATGGCAGTTAATGTAGTCCGTCTTCGAAGGGTGGTACTGAAGGATCGTTTCGAAGTCCTGGAAGAAAATATCCCGCATGAAGCACATCTCGTCCCAGATCGGGCAACGGCCGTCGCAGTGAACCGAGACGTGGTCCCACCCACCGCCCCAGGAGGCGATGTAATAAAGCATCACATGCTTCCACCTGATCACGCCGGACATACCGTCGCTTGCGGCATTGATGACCCGTTGCTGGTGCTGCGCCAGCTCCTGCCTGATCTCCTCGAGCGTCTTCATTTATTCTCCCCCCCCTTGTTTGCCGGCCTCGCCCTCGTGCAGTCGCGTTGCCTGGGCCATGGGAACGCAGCCGGGGCGAACTGCCAGAGGTCCTCTTTGATGTAGTAGCCGACATTCGACGGGATACGAAGGATTGCGGCCTCCAGGAACGCCCCCCAGTCGATACCTCGCTCGATGCCCGGGTAATGGTTCAGCTTCCCGATACGCCAGACGTCGACGGCGGGAGCATGTCGTTCGATTATGTCAAGCGCCTGACCCGGATAGAAGACCGGCTCCATCGATACCCACGTCCTGAGCCGTGCCTCATGTGCTTCCCATAGCGCGGCGCCACGTTGCGCCAAGGTCTCGGCATTCGGTTCCAATTCGCGGGCAGATAATGGTTCCGTCAAGTGCAGCGTCACGCCGAACTCCGCGTCAGTAGACCGCAGGAGGTCCAGGTCCCGCCCGATCGCCAACGAGGGCCGTTTCGTGAGTATGCGCGGCCGCAGGCCAGCGGCGCCGAGGATCTCCAGCGCCGCCCGCGTCACGCCATAATTCTTCTCGACTTCGGGATACGGGTCAGAGAGGAACGACAGGAATACCGGCCTCGGATCGCCCCAGAGGCGTTTCGCGTCGTGGTCAAGTTTCTGAAGGATATTCTTGCGCGGCGAGGGCGTGGCGTCCCCCTTCGGCCACAGGCGCCTGGCGTAGCAGTAGACGCACCCGCAGGCGCACCGGTCGTACAGGTTGAGCGCCAAGCCCCCGTATTCGGCCGCGCGCCCCGTAGGGCAATAAATCGCCCGCAACTTCTCCATCTCGTTCTCCTCCTCCTCCGGCGCCCAGTGGACGAAAAGCCGCATCGTGGCCGCCATGTCACCATCACAGCGGGTCTGGATTCTTTCCACGATTGCCCCCAGGCCCGTCTCGCACTGCCCGTATGCCCGCTGCTCTTCGAGTTCGCCCGGCCGTTGCAAGTAGTGCCAGACTATCGCCGCATGGTGCTGTCGCATCCTCTCCCGGTGCCCAGGGTACGAATGGCTCATGCCAGCCACCCAAATAGCCGACCGTGGCGGATCCCGAAAGGGCGACCGGCCCTTCACGATCTTCTCGCCGCAGTCTTCCCCCTCGGTGCTTTCCATCGCGGTTTATTTCGCGTCCTTTATCGCCGGCGATGATAGGTCCGGTTTATCGCCCCCCGTTTCAACGGGCCAGTTGCGTTTTATGCACTCCGCCCGCAGCGAGGCGGCCGCTTCCTCGAGCATCGCACGCAATGCCTGGATGCCCTTCGGGTCCGGCTTTTTCCCCTCGGCCAACGCGCCGCTGAGTATTGCCGCCTTCTGTATCCGCGATGCCGCCCCCGTGATGATCGCGATGATCGCCTTCGAGTCTTCGTTTTCCTGCTCCTCTGCGATCTTTCCGGCGATTCCGCGGAGAATGGCAAAACCGCTCTCTGGCCATCGTCCGTGAAGACAGGTGGGGCAGTAGGGCACGCCGTGCGTGCACGCCGTGCGACGCTGCCCATAATCGAGGCCGTTGCATCGACCATCCAGGCATGAGCACGCCGATATGCCTGGTGTACCGGTGTACCCGCACTCGGGACATTGCCAGGGCCTGCCTTCCTTCGTTTTCGCGTGCCGCAGGCAGACCGCGCAAGTGCAATGCTCGGTATGCAGGAGCCTTTCGGCCTGTTCACGCACGAGCTCGAAGAACCTCTTCCGGGATATCTCCATAGTGTTCGCGGCGCGAAACGCCGCCCCTCCTTTCCAAAATAGAGTTGTGCTGATAAGCAAACTACCCCGCCCCAAGGGGCATGGGTATCCACGCCGGTAATTTTATGGCGAAGTCTCTTTATCTCGGCAGCGCTCCTTTCGTTCGATAATCGCAAACCAGTCTGGTTCGCCAACAAGCCCGGCGTCAGACGGATGAGGATCAAAAACCATCGCGTTGCCGCGCCACAGGACGCTGTGGTCGACACCGCGCGGACTTATCCCGCCTGCGATGAGCAGCGCTCCGCTGGCCTTCGCGGCTCCGGCTGCTTGTCCGGCAACGAGGCGTATCTCGTAGCCGCGCGCGGCCAGCCACTCTTCGCAGCGCAGAAGCCACGGGCCAGGCATCTCGCTAAAGTCCGGGACGTCTCCCAGCGGACAACCGACCCAGGAAGCGATGCAGGCCGCCCAGCAGTTGCCGTCCTTGCCAAACCGAGTTTGTCTCAGCATCATCTCGGCGCCGCCCCCTTTGCCACGAGCTTGGACCTGAGCCCCGCGCCCATCGCGATCTCCATGTCGCGCACCTTGTTTCTTATCTCCTCGGCGGTGTGCCCTGCCCGGGCCGGGTGCCCCGCGTCGTGAAAGACCGAGAGCGCGTAGCCGTAGTCCGCCGGCGTCGCCACGACTGGCCCCTGAAGGTCGGCCCCGTGCTCCTTCCCCGCCTCGATGGCGGCTATGGCCTCGTCGAGGTCGGCGAGGCTCGGCGCGCCCACGAATAGTATCTTGCTCGTATGACTGGCGACGTAGACATTTACGCCTTCCCGCACAGTCCACGCCGGCCACTTCGCCCGCAGGTTGTCCAACGTCAGCACGTCACGCTCCTTTCTGCTTACGCCTTCACCAGGCTCCCTTGCCCGCCGACGTGCTCCGCCAGCGTCAGGCCCCGCGCCGCGGCCTCGATGCGCTGGTTGGCCGTGTCGGTCACTTTACGCTCAACGGTAACAAGTGTGTCGTAGTGCGCGCCGCCGTGGGGCACCATCAGAATCTCGATAATCTCCATGCCATTGTTCTTACCCAAGCCGGCAGTGCTCCATCCGAAACTTATCGCCACGCCCCCCATTCGCAAAAGGCGGGCCAGGCGGTTTTTGCAGACGGGAAAGCGCACGGCCCTTTGGGAGTCGCGGGTAGTGAATTCCAGCCCGTACTTCTGATAAACTTCTGCCATCTGCCTCGGACTATATGGCGGGTCGAAAAGGACTGCATCGGCGACGATGTGCTGCTCCAAGAGCATCCCGCAAAACGCCCCGGCTTCCATGTGATACATCGTGTGCATATCCGGGTTGAGGTCATTGGTAATTGTTCCGCGCTTGCTGTTGCGGGCGAACGGATCAACGATGACCTTGCATCCTTCCAGATACCTATCCAGGAGCCGCGCAATCGGTCGGATGCTGAAAGTGTTTGGCGACGGCATCGCCCATTCGCGGCGTATCACTGGTTCCGCCAGCGTTCCCGCCAGCGCCCGCGCGTCGCCTTGAAGGATGGTGTTCATGTGGCTATTTCACCTGCCCCGCCATCGCCTGCTCCGCGTGCCGCACGGCCTCCCGCAACTGCTCGGTCGTGTACCTCACCCGCGCCGGATGGCCGAAGTCGCGGAACGCGGCGAGCATGTCGGCATAACCCACCGGAGCCGCGATGTCCGCCCACGTCAGGCCCGCAGCCATGTCGAGTTTCGGCACAAAGCCCGCGTGCCATACTATCCGGCAGAGCGGCAGGGCTTCGTTGTAGCCGAACGGGTTCCGGGCGGTGAACTTGACGAGCCGAACCTTACTGGCGTCCATCGGCTTCCGAGTCGCGGCTTTCCACGCGGACATCATCTCGACTACGCGGGGATCGTCGCGGTATGTGAACAGCCTGTCCGTGCCCCAGGCCATGAGGCCGTTGTTCTTGCCGTCCACGTCCACGCAGGCAATCTCCAGGCCGCGCCGGAACTCGTCCGGTATGCCCGGCAGGTTGTCCCCGCCGGTGATGGGCTGGGGCATGATGATGTAAGGCTTGCCGACGTAGAGTGCCGCAGCGAGAACGTACGCTATGTCCTCGCCCATGCGGTTGTCGTAGTTCGGGTTGTAGAACGTGACGGTTCCGTCGTACCCGTCGAAATCGGCAGGGTTCGGATTTGCCCACGGTATCGGGCCTGTCCAGATTTGCGACGCGGGCGAGACCTCCCGGAACATCTCGCGCCTGGCCAGCGTCGCCTCGCCCCGCGGCCATTCGCAGTCAAGGAGTATCCAGTCGGGCTTCTTGGCCATCGTCAGGACACGATCGCGTTCCATCTCAAGGGAGTAGCTTCTCGCGGTCGCCGATTCCACGCCGAAGGGATACGACGGGTTGTACGTAAGCGGTATGCTCCAGAACGCCCACCACTGTGCGGCCGTAAAGCCGTTGGCCTCGGCCCAGGCGCGGTAGCCTGCATCCGTCGAGGACTTCCAATCAGCCTTTATCCGCGGGCGCGTTGGCACTGGCGGCGGAACGGGAACCGGCGGCGGAATGGGCTCCGGCGGCACAACGGAAACCGGCGGCGGTTCGGGAACAACTGGAGCGGGCGGCGGCTGCTCGACAGGCGCGGCGATCTTCGGCTCCTTTGCGGGCTTGCTGGGCTTGCGGCTGCTGGCAAACAGCGGGCCGGCACAGAGTAGGACTATCAGAACTACGGTAATGCGCTTACACATGGCTCCCTCCTTTTGTCTTCTTTTTCAGTGCCTCTGGAAGTGCTCCCTCCCCCATGCGCCGTTCGAGGTCTGTAATTTGCTCGTCATGTAGTTTCAACCATGCCGTAAGCGCGCTTGCCTCTAACGATACAGAGTACAGCGGCCTGATAACGGTATTGTCCCCCGTTGGAGCCTCCAGTTCTAACACACGGTTGATAAGCGCTGCCACGGATTCTTCGGTCTCCCGTACACGTCGTTCGAGGTCGTTGCCTCTCGTGTCTGGCAGTTTAGTGGCTTCAGGCCCTTTGCGTATCGGTATTCGTCGCAACTTGCTGGCTTTACGCATGGTTCCCTCCTTCGGCTTTCGCCTGCGAATGTTTTGCGTGCTTCTCCACGAGATACAGTGCGCCACATGGGAAGAATGTGCACTTGTACCAGACGAAGTGGCTGCGTCCCTCGGTCAATTCCGTGTCAAGCCGGAGAGGCGAGCCGCAATGCTTACAGTATTTCACTCCTCTACCTCCCCGCTCTCATCAAGCCCGTCGCCTATCTGCTCGTCGTCTGCCATCTTTTCGATAGCCCACTTCACCATCAACTCCTCAACATCTTTCTCTGATAGAACTACGGGCGGACGCTTCTTTTTATCCTGTTTCACTCCTCCACCTCCCCGCCTGCGGCCTCGATGGCTGGACTTCCATCGCCGAACCACACGTTCGTCACGCCGCACTTGCACTCGATAATCGCAGGCGCACGCATCGTGTAGTGGTGACCATCACAGTCAATCTTGATTGTGCGGGCACACACCATGCCCAAGAAAGCCTCGCATTTATTGCATCGCAGTTCTCTCACGCCCCGCCTCCCTTCGCCACTATCCTGACTACTCCCGACCGCCTCTGAAACCGCCGGAGTTCGCGCAGGAAATCCGGCACGTCGTTGTCGGCGAACGTCACGGTTATCAGGACGCCGCCTCCGGCTCGGCTCCCCGCACGAAACAGCCGCCGCCGAATCTGTTCAAACGTCACGCCTTGCCTCCTGCGGCCTCCGCCGCTATCGCCGCCTGCCTCAACCGAACAATCAGGTGTCGTCCATCTCTCTGGACATCAAACGTGTCCGTCTCCCATTTCCCAAGCGCCTGCGGTATGCACGACCGGGCAACCTGATCGCTTGCGTAGTGATGCCTATCGGCCAGCGTGTCCATCAGGTCCTTCATACGCATGGGCTGTCCGTTTGCCAAAATGCGCTTAACGCTATCGATGGTGCCCCGATAAGGCGTATAGTATCCGCCATAATTTGTGCCCGCCTTTCCATGTGTCTTGTGCCCTTCGCAGCAGCAATTCGCTATGTTTTTCCTTATCCGGCGATGGAGGCGGGGCGCGAGACCCCAAGAGATGAATTCCTCCCACACATAAAGGATTCCAATGCCCGTGGTATCAGCAAGCATCCGAAGGGTCTCTCGCGGATGCCTGCGTCTGCGGTTGAGCGGCGTCGCCACGGCCACATAGTGGGCAAAGGGCAACCACTCAAGCGCCTGGTCAAAGACCTCGAAACCGAGAGTCCTTTTCGTTTCAACAACCATCGTGATTGGAGAGCGTACAGCAACGATGTCGGCCCTGTTGCCGCCTGTCCGCATCTGGACTTCTGGATAAACGTCCCAATGGGCGCGTTCAAGCCACTCGATAACTTTTGCCGCCAGTTCGCACTCGGTCATTTGTTCATTCCCGCCGCTATCGCCACCTCGACCGCGTATTCCCCTGTCCCGCCCCGGCGCTGCCGGTGACGCCACCACAGCCGCGGCGATTCCCTGTCATTGGCGAAGCCCAACGCCTCCGCCACGCCGTCCCGCACCGCCTTGAGGGCTGGGCCTAAGTTGTCCCCATCAAGCGCCCTGGGCGCGATCCTCGTCAGGGTAATCCTCAGCGGGCAACGCAAGTCAATGCCCGTCATGGTGTGGTGGGTAAGCAATCGCGCCGCGCCTCGTTGCGTCTTGGCGCGTTTGGCCTTCGCTGCCCAGTGCTCCCGCTGATTCGATTCAGACTTTGTGACCACGGGAATCGTGAACGTGATGGTCATGCGCCCTCCTTTTGCGCCTGCGCCCATTCGAGAAGGGCACCTCTGAAAGCCTCAAAAGAGCCATCGCCCCTCACTTGTGCTTCCCGTATTTTCCGAATAAGGTGTTGAGATTTCGCATCGTTGCAGAAGGTGATTCCTTCCGCCCTCAACCGCTTTATCTCGTCCGTCAGCCGGTCGATGACCACCTTCGCGTCGGCGGCCTGCCGCTTCAGTTCGGCTATCTCCGCCGCCGGGTCTTCCACGCCCTCGCAGGCGTTCACGCAGGCCACAATACGATATGCAACTCCAGGAGATATGTTGACCTCACGACAGATGGTGGTTCTGTTCACGTCCCGTATGATGTACGCCCCGCACTCCACACTCAACTCCCACGGCTCGCCGAACTTGCCCTGCTCGGTCATTTCTATTCCTCCGTCTCTTTGAACGTGTAGGCCCACACCCACGGGTTCGCCGCCCATTGGCGCTCCGGCTTGGCTTGGAGGGAATCCCACAATCTCTGAAAAGCGCCCAATGCAGGAATAGCCGGATGGCGGCATCCGCACTTGCGTGCTTTAACCATCCAGCAGGGTGGGGGCTCATTCCCATTACCACCAGCACATGGGCGTCGATTCCCCCATTCATCGGGCTTATCATCTCTCCTGTATCCTTCCCACCACGTACTTACGTTCTCTGGTTCGGCGCTGAATCCCTCGGCAATCGCATCCTCCTCGCTTATCTCCTGCACCCGCTGCGCCCGGACATCGAGGACCTCGAGAAATGTCCGCGCCGCCCAGCGCGGCATGAAGCGGGAAGAACGCCACTTGGTCGGCTCCACGTCAAGGCCGAGATCGTGGGGGCTGTTGTATTCTGGCCCTTCGTCCCATCCCAGGGCCGTTATTTTCTCAGTCCCGTCCTCTCGATACCTGACATGCCAACCGTTGAGTGGTTGGTCGCCGTCGTCTGTAGGAAACCAAAGTCGAACCGCCTCCTTGACATACAGGATGTCGCCGACCTGATAAGGCGCACAATCAAGCGGCAAGCCCTTGCGCATGTGCGCCGCGCTGCAGTAATGCTTAGCCTTACGATGCTCCTGCGATGGGTACCAACCGCCATCCGAAGGCGGCTGCGGATTCATCACGCGCCGCGTCTGCGTCTTGCGCCCCTCGCGTCTCGCCCGCACCATCTCGCCGCAGAAGGTAATAGGCTTCACTTTCACGCCCCGCCTCCCTTCGCCGCCGCAGTTGCCTCGGATTCGAGGTCGCCGACAACCTTCCCCAATGTATCCGCCGCCTTGCCGACGATATCGGGGCCTCCGGCCTCAAATACCAACGCCAGGCATATCCTGAGCAGCCTTAGCCGCTTTGTCGCCTCAGCGATTATCTTCCGCAGGCGCTCGGCTTCCTGTTTCGCATTCTCGCTCACGCCCCGCCTCCCTTCGCCGCCCACTCGTTCAGCCACGCCGCCAGACGCCGCGCCTGACTCGGGGTCAGAGTGATGGCCGTCTTTTTGGGCACCCACCGCCACTCGGAGGCAATGCGTGGTAGGCAGAATTGAGATTCCATTAATACAATCCTCGCGCATCCGTCCTTGTGTCTGCTTGTGGACACCTCCGAGTTCCCCGAACGCACTCGCAATCGCTTCATTCTCGTCACGCCCCGCCTCCCTTCTTCAGTCCCTGCCGCAAGGCCCATTCCTTCAGCCAGTTCGCTATCCGCTCGGCCTGCCGGGGCGTCAAATGGATGCCAACTCGCGGATATGCGCGCCAGCCAGCGCAAAGACGACACGTCTGCCCATCACGCCCCTCGGACAATGCAACTCGATGGACGTTTTCGCGTATCCGCAACGGTTTCATTCGCGCCACCTCACGCCTCCTTCTTTCGCCGCGCCATCGCCGCCAACGCCTTGCCGATGGCCCTGTGCAGACCGCGCAACTGACGTGACGACAAGTCCATCACCGCACATCCGACCTTGCTGTCAATGACAATTCGGGACGGGTAATCGTATTCTATGCCATCCAGTCGCCAAGGCGGCTCAAACCTGAGCACGGCTCCGGTCTCCGGGTTCTTATATGTGCCTTTCACCTCACGCCTCCTTCCACTTCGGCGTCTCGCGCCACTCGCGCCCGTCGAGAATATGCCCGCCCTTGTCTCGCCCCCGCCCGCCGAGTTGCTTCAGGTAGAACGGCACGCCCGCCGCCTGGCACTGGTCGCGCAGGCCCCGCACCCACTCGACTTCCATCGGCCTCGCGTTCGGGCCGCTCTCGCCGCCGCAGATGACGAAATCGAGTGCGGCAGTAAGGCCCTCATCGTATGGGGAATTATCATAATACCCCGTCAGATAATCGTATTTCCTGGTAACAGTCCGCGGCCTGCCGTGTCGCAAATCCGCCGCCCCCAGCATCGGCTTCGGCCTGAGCGAGGAATGCCACTTCCTGCTCGTCGATGATGCCGTCGTCGAGCACGGGCCTGATTCGGCTCACATCGGCCATGCCCTGGAAGAGCGTCCCCTGCGCCAGGAGCACCCGCAGCGGCGAGATGCCTGGGGCATTGCCCCCATTCCGCGAGGCCACCTCGTAAAATTCTTCGACATCGTGCTTGGCGATGCGGTAGCAGATCCGCCCGAGGTCGTCGCGCTTTGCCTCGCCCGTCACCTTATCGAGGGAGTAATCGCAATGGGTGAGCTCGTGGTCAATGAGCCCCTTCCGGCGCGCCGTGTCGAGCTGCTTCCAGGCGCCATGGTTGACGATAAGCAGAAAGTCGAGCTTCACGAACTCGCGTTCGACTCCGCCGACCTTCTTCGCCTTGGCCAGCATGAGCCTGCCGTCCGCGTCAGATCGCACGCGGTAGGTCCACGCCACCCCGATTCTCGACTCGATGAGACGCACCTGGTGGCGCTCAATGTTGTCGAGGCACCATTGCACCGTCCCGAGGACCTCGTCGCCCTCCTTCGTCTGACCGCGGACGATCGGCTTGAACTTCATCATCCGCTTGCGCTCCGCCTTCGCTTTCCTCGTTGCCATCACTTCCTCCTCTCCGACCCGTTATCCCGCATCTTTTTGATGCACCCGGCGAACACCGGGCCGATGCCCTTCTTTAGCCGCCCGGCCGCCGCGTCGCAGGCGACGTCCGTGGCCGCGGCCAATACCCGGTCGCGCGGCAGCAGGTTGGCCTCGATTTCCTGCGCCACCGACGCTACCAGAGGCGCCCACCGCCTGGCCTCGGCGTGCTCTTCGAATGCCGCCCCCCAGAGTTTTTCAAAAATCGCGCGCGCGTTATGGTTTGTAAGAAGCTCTTTGAAATTTGCCTGCCTCTTTGCTTCGTTGCTTAGATTCTCTTCCTTTCCCTTCTTTTCTATTCCATTCATAGAAGGAATCGCACCCTCCTGCGAGATTGTCGCACCCTCCTGCGAGATTGTCGCACCCTCCTGCGAGATTGTCGCACCCTCCTGCGAGATTGTCGCACCCTCCTGCGAGATTGTCGCACCCTCCTGCGGTACGAGCTCAAGCCACCCGATATCCAGTAGGCGTGGAAGCACCGCGGTGAATACGGCCTCGGGGATACGCGTCATCATTGCTAACGAACGGGCGTCATGCGGTTTGCCGCTGGAACGGAGGAGCGTGCCTCGCGGGGAACATTTGGAAGCGACCTCGACGATCAGGACCCATGCGCCGAAATGTGCGGCGCCATCCGGGTGATCTACGAGTTCCAGATAGCCCGACCCGTCGTGCCGATTGGGCACCGGTACCCAGGCGAGCTCCTTTAATTCGCGGCTGCGGTTATTCTCGAAATTCTCATCCCATTTCACGATACGGTACAGTCGTCCCCCCGCTTCGCTCATGGTTTGCCCCGAAAAAAGAAGAACGCCCACGGTTGCTGGCAACAGGACGCGACCGGAAGGTCGCAGAAATGTTGACCGTGGGCGTTTGTCATTTCATTTATCCCCTGCTGCCAGCACTGGCTAAGGGGAATCCTAACGTTGCGACCGGAGATGTCAACAGAAAAGCCGGGGCGCAGACGCGAACTTGGAAGGCCGTCAGGCCCAGGGAAAGGCCGCGTGCGTACGCCCCGGCTAAGATTCTCATTGTATCCGCATCTCCGCCAAAAAAGAAGAGGCCGCCCGAGGGCCCGCAAATTCTCCCTCACCGGTATCAACGTACAGCACCAGTTCTTCCCCAGCGCGTGTAAGCGCGACGTATGCGATGCGCCGCTCTTCATCCTGGTCGCCCGACGTCCGCGGCATTAAGCCCTCGTTGAAGCCCGCGACGACGACGACCGGCCACTCGAGGCCCTTGCCGCCGTGGACGGTCAGGACCGATACCGCCTCGCCATCGGCCCTCTCGAGCTGCGCCGAGACATCCCGCGTCGCCAGGAAACGGATATATTGCGCGAGATCATCGCCAACCGTCAGGGCAAAGCGCTCGAGGTCGGCCATCTTGCCCTGCAGATCATCCTCCAGCCCGTGGGGGGCGGACATGTTTTCGCGGATCCATTCGACCAGCGGCAAGAGTTCGCCCCCGCCGGGGATTGGGCGACAGGAAGCGGGCATAGCAAGGACGCTTACCGCGCATTGGCGCGACATCGCATCGTGGGGATTGTGCACTGAGGCCAGGAAGCAATCCGCGGCCGGCCAAACGTCGGCCCAGCCTTCATCCACGAGCGACCAGGATACGCCTTCCGTCTGGATGCCGCGAAAGGTCAGGAGGTCCCGCATTTCAGCCGCCATCCAGTTCGTCCGGCACAAAACGGCCACCTCCCGTGGTGAGCGGCCGCCCTCTATAGCCTCGGACACCGCCGCCGCGGCGCCACTTATAGGCCCCGTTACGACGCGGATGCTCCCAGGCGCCTCCTTCCTTGCCGCGGAGACCCGAATCGATCCTGGTGCATCCTGGGGGCCTTGGGGGCAAAGGCGGTCCGTGGCGGCCACGAGCACCGTCCCGGAACGATAATTATGCCTCAGGATGACTGTTTTCTGCGCTTCCTCGCAAAACCGCGCGAACTCGGCGGGGTCCGCCCCCCTCCATCCATAAATAGCCTGCATCGGGTCGCCGACGCAGAACATCGACGCATCCTCCCCGAGAATCCGCAGGAGTTTCCATTGCATGGGATCCAGGTCCTGGGCCTCGTCGACGAGGATGTGCCGCCAGGGAAACCAGCGGTTGCCGACCTCGAGCGCCCTGACTGCCTCCGCGATCAGCATGCCGTAAGTCAGCGCGGCGTTTTCGCGCAACGCGGAGTGGAGCGCGATCATGAATGTGCGGAGCGGGCCGGCGGGGGGGATTCTCCCAGTCAGATCATAGGCGAGGATGGCGTCGTAGATGGCGGCCGCGGGGACCTTCCGATGGCGTTTGCCGCGACGGTCCGTGAAGGTCAGGCCGCATCGCTCGGCAATGATATCGGCAACGAGCTCCGTCTGCCAGCCGGAGTAGACGTTGAGCATTACCTGATCTCCGACGAAGGGGTCGATGCCTATGGCGTACCCGTAGCGCAGGAGCAACTCGTAGCCGATCGCGTGCAAGGTATCAATCCGAACCTCGCTTGCCGCGGCTGGACCGACCGCGTCGATGAGGCGCTCCCGCATTTCGCCGGCCGCCCGCCGGGTGAACGTTACTGCAAGGATGGATTCCCCCGCCACGCGCTCGCCCAGGAGCCTTTCGATACGCGCGAGCAGGACGCGCGTCTTGCCGCTGCCCGGGCCCGCGATGCAGGCGATGGTATGCTCCGAGGCCTCGACCGCCGCGACTTGGTCCTGGTCAAACATCGGGGCCATCCAGCCGGACCATCTGCCACCCGGTACCGGCCAAGTCGTCGTTCGGATGGCAGGTCATTGCGAAGACCGTCGCCGGGAGGGACTCGAATTCATGGAGGAGCCGCCCGAAGACCACCCAGTCCGCTTCCGCAGCCTCGACGGCGATGATGCGGAGAGTCGCCTCAGACATCGCCAGAATCCCCGCAGACAGGGCCGCGTAGAACATCACGCGCTCGCCGCCTGAGAGGGACGTGTGCGGCACCTTGGACATGCGCATATCAAGCTTCTTGCCGCTTTCGTCGACCACGATTTCGACGCCGCGGCCGCTGACGGATGTCATCACTTGGGTCAGGGGACCGACGAGGCCCTCGAGAAGTTTGCCGCGCTGAAGAACATAAGCCGCGGTGGTGGCCTTGATGAGAGGAAGGTCCTTCTCGGCCGCGTCGCGCTCGGCCGCCAAGACGTCGATCTGGCCCTTATATGCGTCCGCCTTGGCCAGGGCGTCGGCCTTTGCGCGCAGCGCGACCAGGTCGGCGTCGTATCTCTGGATGGCCGCCCGCCATTCGCCCGGGTCCGCCGCGGCCGGCATCACGGCCAGCGCGGTTTCAATATGCTGCAGCTTGTTTCTCTTCACCTGCGTCTCGTCGGCATGGTCGCGCAGTCGCCGCTCCATCGTGCCCAAGGAGGTGCGCAAAGTACTCAATTGCGTCGCCAGGAGGCTGTTCTCGTCGCCGGTCTTCTTTGCCATCGTCCGGGCATGGCTTATCCTTCCCTCGAGGTCCTTAAGCGTCTCGCGCACTTTTCCCTTGCACCCCTCGCAGAGAAGCATATCGACCGTGTCAATGATGCGCTTAATGCCTTCGGCCTTGATTTCCTCGGTTCGGACCTTCTTTGCCTCGTCGCCGCCGGCCCCCGCGGCCGTCGCTATTTTGGCCTCGATCTCTTCAATTCTCAGCTTGAGCCCGGTTCGCGTCCGCATGCTTTCTACCATGTCGAACACGTCTGGCGGCATCGCTTTCAACGCGGTCAACTGGGCAGTCAAATCGGCCCGCGTTCGTTCGGCGGTTTCGGCCGTCGTCAGCATTTTCAGGGCCGTGTCGCGCTCGCGGCGCATCGCTGCTATTTGCTCGTCGACCGCCGCCTTCGTTCCCGTGGGTCGGTCGAGGCCGCCCGATTCGGCGATGAGGCGCGCGGCGGCAGAGGTAGCCGCGTCGCGCCTCGAGGTCGCCTCCGAGAGGTAACGTTTGCCCTGCTCGATGAGGTCGCCCAGTTTCTCCAGGTCCGCGCTGGCCGCCCCGGATATCTCGAGGAGATACGAGAGTTGCTTCTCGGCCGACAGTGCCAGGAATGCGGGAACGTCAAAGCACACCTGGCCAGCCAGAACCATGCTCAGGGCGCCCGCGCCGGCCCGCGCGCTCATGCGTTTCTTGTCGATCATCACGACCGTGGCGATGCTCCCGTCCGGCTGCGGCGTCCAGATGCGCGCCAAGACGTTGTGGTTCACCTGCGCCTCCACCATCATCGCCTGGCCGACGTCCGTGGCATGGCGCAGGAAAACTGTGCGATCGTCTCTCGCCTCGCCGGGGATATACCCGGTCACGGCGAGCTGGAGCGCCTGGACGAGCGACGTCTTGCCCGCGCCGTTGGGGCCCACCAGGATAACCTTCTCCTTGTCGAGCGTCACGCTGCGATCTGCGCCATTGAAATTCTCCGTTCGGATGTGCGTAATCATACCGTGCTCCTTTCCCTTGGGCCTCAAATGCCCGGCACAGCTGCCGGCGATGCCACTTCGTTATTTGCCTCCAACTCTTTCTATCACATCGCGCGCCTTCTCACGCATCAGGCGCACCGTCAAAAGCACGTCCAATAGGGGCCTGCCACGTAGTATTTCCAGATATGTCTGGACTCTGATCTTGTCTCCCCAGACCTTTATGTTCAGATCATCGAGAAGCGTTTGTTGTCTATTGCATGGCAGCGTCTCGATGTATCCATAGACTCGGCAGATAAGCGGTCGTACGGGATAGACCAGGCATTCGCCAACCGATAGATATGGGCATTGCAGGCCGGGGTTATCAAGATTGGCCTTGATGCCATGTTCGGCGCTATACGCCTTGATCTTGGCATACTCGTCATCGTTCGCCGGTACGGGGCCGCAGCAATCTCCGCAGCGTTGGCATGTATGCATGAGCATCCCTTTCCCTTTAGGCGCGGTGATTCTACCCTGCAGCACCGAACCGCGTCAAGCGCTTTTTCTGCGTCCTCCATAACAATGCCTCGTGACGCAAACCAGTCCCTATTTGCCAGAGTGTTTGAGGTCGGCGAGGACGGCTTTCAACTCCTTCGTGGCCGCGCCAAAATCGACATCAAGCTCCATCTCCGACAGGTTGTGTTGCGCCAGGACGTCCGCGTAGCATTTCGGCGACCGCTTCTTGTGCGCCATGATTTCCTTGATGATGAGCTCGCGGTCGCTCACTGTCGGGGGGGCAGAGGTGGCCGGCTTCTCCCCCGGGTCAGCGGCAGGCGCCGCGGCCGGGGTCGGGTTCTGGCCCTCGTAGTTCTTGTGCGCCCCCAGGATGATCTTCCCGCATTGCTCGTCGCTGAGGTCGTCCAGGTCCGCGACCTTGTAGTATGCGCACCACCGCTGTTGGGCGTCGACGGCAATCCCGTATTGCGCTATCACCGCGTCGAGTTCCTCGCGCTTGGCCGACGGCGTCGACCCTGCGATTCTCCCCGCGTCGAACGGGGCGCCCGACGCCGGCGGCAGGTCCTCGGCCAGCCATGCCGCAAGCCGCTTGCCGAAGTCCTCGCCCGGGCAGTCTATCGTCTTATCCTGGAATGTCCCGGTGCCGTCCTTCAGGAATATGAGCTGGTGCTCCGGGGTCATCTGCGCCACGAGGCTGAATTCGTATTCGAGGCCATCCTCCTGTTTCGGCGCCAGACCCACGCGCACCGGCTTCTGCCGGCCCTTCCCGTCATCCTGGAGCGTCCACTCCGTCCTCGTCCTCATGGTCGCGATAACGTGGCCGGGGAAAGCCAGAATCCGGCGCATGAAGTCGCGCTGCCTGGGCTTGTTCTTCGACCATGCCGCCCACGTATTGCCGGAAAATGATTTGCGCGCGAGATCATCATTCTGCGCGCAGAGGCTCTCCCACGCATGGGAGAGCGAGTCGATGATGAGTACGCTGCACTGCCCTTCGGCCGCCTGCATCTCGCGCACGTAGTCGTCGATGGTGAACGCCTCCAGAATGGATGTTTGGAAGTTGAACCGGTCGGCGTAGAGCGAAGCCTTACCGTACTCCGTATCGATGAGGCAGATAGGGCCACCGAGGCCCTTGGCGATGAGGAGGGCCGTGTAGGTCTTGCCCGAACCCGCGGGACCCTCGACCGCGAGCCGCAACTTAGTCTGGGACTTCCTCGCTTGCTGAAACATCGTAACGCTCCTTTCCCTTGGGGTATCTCGTTGTGGGCTTACGCGCCCACCTCTGTACATCGCACGGCGGCTTGTCTTAGGGCCCCGGCCGCCTCCAGCGGCGCGAGTGGTGAGGGCAGAGGCATAGTGTACTTTCCATTCTTGATATCGTTCCTCACGGCACCCAACGCAGTTATGGCGCCTTTGTCAAACTCGGTCAATGTGTCGGCGGCATAGTGATACATCAGGCGCTCTTCGATATCCGCCAGCAGTTTGTCCCCGTCCACCACTCGAGGCGCCGTCACGGTTTGGCCTCCTGGTGCGTCAGTAGTTTCTCTACCGTCAGTCCCAGCGCGCCGGCCAGTGCCGGCAGCATTGCGGCAGGAGGGGATGTGTGCCCCCGATACCACCGGATGATTCGCGGCACGCTGGTATGCACGCGCCGGGCGATCTCGGAAAGCGAGAGCCCGCTGGCGTCGATGGCGCTGTGGATATTCGCCGCGTAATTCAATTTAGACATAGAGGTCCTTTCCCGAAGGTAGACGTTACGAAAACGTGCAGCCCGTGTCAACGGTATTCTCGTTATGTTTTCTCCCTGCTCGCCTCGAGGGCTTCCGCCACACGCCTCACATCATCTTCCGTCATTGTCCAGCCGACGTGATCGTGCTCCCTCCTGCCCCCTTCGGGCATCTTGAGTCTGGCCGTCTATCGGCCCTGGCCCCCGGCCTGCCGTGGAAGCGTGGCCGGGAGCGAAGGCCGGTCAGGCGATTGCGGGCTCCTGTTGCTTGGCGCGGCATTGCCATTTGGAAAGCAGGTTGCCGCTGATTCTCTGAGCATGAGCGCGAGGGACCCAGGAGGGTATTTCCTCGAAAGGTTCCAGGGTGCAATCGAGCAAGTGCTCTATCGCCGACGCTTCGGCCTTGGCGCGGTCGGGGCCGCCCACGACAGAAGCATAGCTCGGGCCGCTGTTGTCGGGAAAGGCGATAACGCCCGTCCAGCCGTGTATCGTCGGCCAGCCGACCACCGCGTGCCCTCGGTGCGCGTAGTGGAATAAGTCAAGCGCGTGCTCGGTGTATGCCTCGATCTTCCTGGTGGCATCGAGTTTCGCTTCGCGCACAGTTGCGCCCGCGCCGTCTACGCCACAGTATCGAAGATTGATAACTGTCGCCATGTCGCCACCTCCCTGCCCCTGTGGGGCTGTCAGATTTTCGCCGCCCGCGTCGCCGACATTGATGGGCTGTCCACAGCGGTTGCATCTGCCGGGGTATTTTGCGGTGATGGTCATCGTTTCTCCCCTTTCCCTTTGTGGCCGTTCTGGCCGGTTTGAGCGCCTTTCCCTTTGCGCGCTGCATCATCTAATACATATATCGTATCGTTTTCGTTCCGGGCTTCAAGGAAAATCCGGGAAAGTTTCAGATTTTTTCGCCCGTCCCGGGAGGCCCTGGGCAGGGCTATGCCCCGCGGCCGCCAGCATAGCACGTGGGCGCGCGCGAGGCCCGAGCCGCCCATGTACGCGACCGGACCAGCCCGCGGCCTTCCTGGGCCATCCTGGGCCCCCAGAAACAAAAAAGCCCCGGAGGGACAAGCTCCGGGGCTCGAGGAGGACCCGGCCCATGCGAGCCGGGTGGCGAGAGGGATTTTCAACCGGTATCAGGGCCGCCGGAGGACGCGGCGATGATCTTGTCTTTTCGGCGATTGTCAGCCATCGCCCCGAAGCCGAGCAGCAGGCCTATAATACCGACGGCCGTCGGAATATACTGCGCCGCCCCGGGGACTAAGCCTGCCGTTACCGTCGTCGCCACGTCGGCTATCACGTCGAGTACTTCGCATTTCATCGCGTCCTGCAGATCGAGGTCGGCTGCGGCGTTCGTGATCTGCTCGTTTACGCCGGCGACCTCCGCGTTGACGACTTCGACCGCGGCCACGGCCGCGATGCGTTTCTGCTCAACGGTCGACCGGATGGTCGCCACCTCCTGGGCGAGTTCCGCGCGGGTCACCTTTCGCCCGGGCTCCACCAGGGATGCCGTCATCGACTGGCACCCGATGAGCCCGCCGACGGCCACCGCCGCGATGACGAGGCACACCACGAGCCACCGGTTGTGGTCCACGAACTTCAACACTTTGTGCAGCACGTCCATCATTTCAACTCCTTTCAATGGATCCTATTACCTGGTCGAGCCGCCACCCGGCGTACTCGGGATAACACTGCGATGCGAGCCACATATTCACCCAGCGCGACCGCGCCTTCTCATCGATCGGTCGGGGCATTACGGCGTCGTCGATGGAGTCCGGCTCGTGGAAGATGCCCTTGCCGCAGAACCAGGACCGGCCCAGCGCCGTTACCGGGACGTTCCAAAGAACAAATTCATTGCTCACGGATGAGGAGCAGATGATGTTGTTGCGCGCGTAAACGGCGAGCTTGGCGTTCTGATCCCTGCCCGTGTAGATCGGGACGTCCGGCAGGTCGACCTGTTTGCCCTGCGGCGCCGTCTTGATGATGAGGCGCACGCCTTTGGCCGAGCATTCATCCGCGAGTCGCCGGGCGAGGTCCCCAAACGTCCGGGCCTTGAATGGTGGGCGCAAAAGAGACGTCGAGAACTGCGTCCAGAGGACAACATAGTTCTCCTCGAGGGGGCCAGCCTGGAGCGCCTGCTGCCCTCGTTCTCGCACGGCATCTCGGTACGCGGCCACGCGCTCATCCGCCGCGGCCCATTGGCTCGCGTCCGGGATGGCAGGCCACTCCTCGTCCAAGCCCGTCCCGCCGTCGGCGAGGTACCTATCGATGATGACGGTCTTGTAGTGATCGAAATATCCGTAGTCGACGTAAGCGGGAACCACGCCGTCCTCGTACATCCCGGCCGCCAGTCGCCGCCACTCTTTTGTAACGAACAATGTCCCGTGCTCCTCCCACCGCAGGAGCGCCGCGGGCTTGCGGCCCGTCAGCGCGAAGAGGTTCCGCAAATCCTCAAGCTTCGACGTCTCGGGGATTGTCTCGACCTCGTACCCGTGCGCGGCAAGGGCGGCCAAGACTTTTCGGGCCATCTCTCTGCGGTACCTCTCGCCGCCGAACGCGTAGATAAGCCTGTTGGACGACTGCTGTGGGCGGCGCGAGGGGAGCAGCGCCCGGTTGACGCCAGCCAGCACGTCGTCGATCTCCACGTCGGCCGCCACGTTGCCCGAAGCCGGGCGGACGATGATGGGGTTCCCCGCCGGCCTCCAGACCGATGCCGATGCGTGGCCCCAGATGACGACCGTGGGGATCCCGCAGGCAGATGCGAGATGCGCCAGGCCGGAGTCCGGGCCGATGAAACAGGCAGCACGGGACAGAAGCGGAAAGAGCTGGCTGATACATAGATCTTTTCCGATCCAGTTCTCGGTCGCCAGGTCGACCCATGGTTCGTATGCCTCCGGTTTCCCGATCACGACCGTCGGCAGCGTCAGGCGGGGGATCAGCGCGGCCCACTTCTCGCCGAGCCACTTTTTACCCTGCGCCCACGCGTACTGGCCCGTGTCAGGGCCTATGATGATCACCTCGCCCGTGCGCATGCCCAGTCGAGAGGCGAGAGGCGCTTCGAAATCCGGGCCGTCATACCCGCGATCGCGGGCGATGCCGAGCATGGCCGCCGCGCGATGCCCCTTGATGTCCGAGGCGTTGATGACGTGGCCCGCGCGGATCTTAAGCGGGGGGAATAATTTCGTGGTGTTCGCCGCGGAGAGGATCGCCACGTCGTAAGGTTCGGCCCGGGCGGCCTCGAGGTCGACCACGCGGACGCCGGTCAACCCGTCGAAGAGCGGCCCCGCGTTGACGGCATAGCCGCCTATCAGCAGCACGTCGACCGATGCGCCGAGCGAGGCCAGGGCCAGGATGCACGGAATGGCAAGGATCGCATCCCCCAGACCTTTCGAGACGACAACGATATGCCTGGCCCCGGCGACGGGCGCCCACTTGCCTCGGGGGCAGCGCCACCTTGCGGCCGGCGTCGTATAGTTGATGACCCGGTTGCTGCCGCCGCAGTTCCTGCACTCAATGCAGCGCGGAAGTCCGTCATCCATGCGCAACGCCGCGCACCCCGCACACGCCGCACGGCGATAGGCCACCTCCTCGGCGGTGGGGAAAGCATTATCCGCCGGCGATCGAAGGGCCGTTTCTGGTGGCATGGATATGATCTTTTCCGGGTCGCCACCGCTCGCCAGGCAGCGTTGGCAGATCTTGGAATCGACGCTGAAACTCCGCCCTACCCGCTCGCTCAGCTTCCGGCAAATGCGTATCTTGCCGCCGCTGAAATCTGCAGTTTGTCCAGCGCTTTCACAGCTCATGTAGGCGCCGCTCCTTATGCCTCCGGCTCGCAATCATGATGACTCAGAGTGTAATATAGCCGCGCTATACGCCCGTCCGAGGGCTCGAACGGACGATATGTAAAGGCGTGGCAATCTCCACAGAGAGCGCTTGGCGGCATTCCGGGGACAGGCCAGTCGTATTCCTCTTCCTCTGTGCCGGAAAGATTATAATAACAAACTCCTGTAAATCCCTCAATGCAGGAAACACCCAGCATTTCGCCGAAGTACTGTATCATCTCAGCCACAGTAGCCTTTGTCGAAATCACGCAGACACATGAATAGCATGGGTCCGGGCCTGGTGTTGTGGCCGGCGGAGGCGTTGTGGCCGGCGGCGGCGGCGTCGTCTGCGGTGGCGCAGAGGTGCCGCCGCCCGTGGAGCTGACGCCAGACGAGGTAGGTGGGGGGCAGGCCGATGGCGGATCGCACCAGGAAGGCGGCACAGGAGGACAGGGGGGATCTACCGGGCCGCCGACGCTTTCTCCGGTCGTGACGCCAGGGGGCACAATAATAAGCGACGGTATCTCGTCGGCGCCGTCCGACGTGAAATCAGGCGGATCGCTGTAGGCGGGGCCGTCATAAGCCCATGCGGAATAGTACCATGAGTCGGGCGGCACGCTGATGCGAAATTCGTACCTGTCCACGTCATCCACCCGGCCTGGATGCGCCGTCACCGATTCGATCCATCCTCGCCGCCAGGGCGTGCCGTCGTCATCGCG